TTGTTTTTAATTACACGAAACTCGCCGCTGATGTGATTGTATTCAAGTTCTTCATCGTTTTCTAACGGATGTATTTCCTTAATTAATTCCGTTATTGTGTCCCAAGCTTTATCTTTTTCTTTTAATAGTTCAACGTGGGCGAAAACTGCGGCTTTAATTAAACCTTCTAACCCTATATTGCCTAGCATTAAAGAACTCTCAAAAACTCTTTTAGCACAGCCCTGATCCTTGCTAAAAATAAAAACTTTTTCGCCATTTGGTTTAATTTTAATTTCCATTTTATTTTCCTTTGTTCTAGTTTTATTTGCTCAATCTCTTTTTCCGCGTCCAATATCTCTTCTAATTTACTTTTTAATAAGGAAGAAGCGGCATTGGTAGCTGCGTCAAACAACTCTTGACTTGTGGCTTTGTAGGCATCTACACTAACCCAATCATTGTAGACAAAAGATGGGTACTCCATGTTTCTAATTTGTACCCAAAAACGAGACTGTGTTCCGTTATTGTGGTAATGGACGCTGACGCAAACGAGCTTTCCCCTGTATGAAATATCTTCCAGTTTGCGAATAGCCATTGACGAAAGGAATGATTGGTGATCACTCCACTCCCATCCGCTATCTATCAACGCCGGACAGCGATCTTGATAAAACTCTAATTCCGACTGAGATGGTTGCATTTTTTTATTTTCCTTTATTACTATTCCAACATAAATAAGCCAAAAGTGCCGACTCTTCCTCATCTGCTGTAGCAGAAGGATTAAATTTAAAGTAAGGAAAAAGCTTATTAGCTCTCGCTTCACTTAACTTTTTAAGAGCCTTATCTTTATCCTTACCGTTAAAAGTCCCTAAATTTTTTACAGATACGCCCATTAAATCTTTCCACTCAGTTGGCGGAGTTGAGTTAATTTCTCCAACTCCCAACACTTCTAATATTAAGACTAATCCTATGGCATTAGCACCAAAGTTAAATGCGCTATTTCTGCCCTGGTTATAAGAGTTAACCCTCTCAATAAGGGCGGTCACTTCCGAGAAATCTTTAATTAATCCCCGAAGTTCTTCAGCAATAGTTCTAGCGTTAATTATTTTAAATCCCCACAAAACCCTAATATGATTCTTGAAAGAAATAACCTTAATTAATACTCCCTCGGAATTAATTATAGAAATTGCGCCGCTTTGTCCTGGGTCAATTCCTAGGAAATACTTGTACATTTTTTCTTTCTCCCGCGTTTCCTTACTTCTTTTTGTATTGCGCTTTGTACCGTTTGGCGTTTTCTTAGTGTCGTAATTTGGCTAAGGTCTTGTATTAGTGAAGATTGTGCGCTCAAGTTAAATGCCTTGTCTCTTAATTCCAAAGGAACTAAGTAATGGGGTACGACACAATCTTCAAAGTCATCCTTTTTGCTAAGTCCTAGTTTTTTTGCAAAATCATGCAATTCTTCCAGCGTGTAAGCTACCATCTGGCAGACTTCTCTATCCTTTTCTCCCAATCTTATTAATTTGTACGGAAGATTTAAAAACACTGTCATTTTTTACCCTATCCTTATTTAAGAAACCCCCTAACTTAATTTATTTTTAAATTAAGTTAGGGCGTGAATTATGCAGAAATTCTTATGGCGTACCGTTCAACTTCATCGTTGAAGCCTTGTCCCTGCATATCTTCAAAAAACTCGCAGATAATACGTTTTATGATGGGATTATTTACGGGATAGACTCCTCCATCAAAAGCGTTTAACCCTAATCCTAAGCCTATTGCGCCAAGCCTTCCTTGGTTGGGAGATAAGCCCAGTGTTTTTAATTTCCCCACTACATAAGCATTTAAACTACTTCTGCTTATTTGTCCGGGATACCCCATCCTTATAGCTAAACTAGAAGCGTCTAATTTTTCTTTGCTAGGTCTGCCAAACGTTCCATTAAATAATGTAAAGTTGAAATAACTCTGGACTATGGACTGAGTTAATTTTTCTTCAGATGGATATCTGGCATCTTCCTTTTGAATGGGAAATAAATCTTTAGAAAGTGGGACAAATCCCCACTTTTTAAAGGTTTCAAATACGTAAGTATTTAAAGCATTCTCGTTAGTAGTTTGGGAAGTGTTTAGCCCCAATTCGTCGGCCATTACTATTGGACGCGACAGGTTGATCCCGTTGGACTTGATTGGTTTTGTGGTCATAATCGCTAAGTTAATTTCTTTCCTCATCCTACTTGACAACGGTAGGGATGTCAAGTAGTTTTTGTAAATAAAAATAGTTGCCTAACGACGGTAGAGTGTGCTAGGGTAAATTTACACAAAACATTTTTAAAAATATGCAGCAGTACATATCTCTTCATAACCACACCCGCAGAGGCTCAAACTTTGATGGTGACATAGACGTTAAGAGATTAGTTGAGTTTAGTAAGGTACAGGGCTTACCCGCAGCTTGCATTACCGATCATGGGAGTATGTCTGCGGCTTTTGAGCTATTTAAGGAGTGCCGAAAAGAGGGGATTAAGCACCTGATAGGCTGCGAGTTATACGTAATGGAAGAGGGTGGGGAAAAAACCGCCAACGGAAAAGACTATTACCACTTAACCGCTATTGCAATTAACCTAGAGGGTTACAAAAACTTATGCCGTTTAAGCACGATAGCCAGTTTAGAGCAAGTACGCGGGAAGGCTAAAAAGCCTTGTGTTACTAATGCTCAAATTTTCTCCCATAATGCTGGGTTGATAATTTTAAGTGGCTGCATTAGCTCCGAGCTAAACCAAAGCCTTAGCGCGGGAGATGAGCTTAGGGCTAAGAAGTGGATCATTAAATACCGCGCCGTCTTTAAGGACAGGCTTTATCTAGAATTGCACTGCCACTACGGCATAAGGAAAAGTTGGCCAAGTCATACTCAAAAAATTGTCGAGTTAGGTAAAAAATTAAATGTTGCGAGAATCATTACCAATGACGCGCACTTTTTAGGTAAGGAAGATTGGTTTAGTCAAACACTCGCGTTAAGTATAGGCATGAAGGGTAATGCCACTTTAGGATCGGAAAGGCTTAATAACTTCGAGTACACCGGTGAAGAGTATGTAAAAACGAGGGAAGAAATTTTCCAACACTTCTATGACAATTCTGGGTTATCGTCAGAGGAGATTAACGTAGCCCTAGATAATACCCTAAAAATCGCGGATAAGTTTGAGGATTACAGCTTATTTAACGTTGTTAAGCCAATTAAATTTTCTCCCAATGCCGAGGCAATATTTAAGCAAAAGTGCGCTGACGGGATGTTTAACCGTTACCCTCCCGAAGCTTTAAGTCCTGGGTTATGGGAACGACTGGACTATGAAATGAGAGTAATCTCAGAAATGGGTTTTGCAGACTATTTTTTAATCGTGGAAGATTTTTGTAGTTTTGTGAGGGGAATTGGCCATAAAGTTGGGAAAGGCCGGGGTTCTGCGGCTGGGTCAATCGTGGCTTACTGTTTAAAAATTACTGATATTGACCCAATCAAACACGGGCTAATGTTCGAGCGATTCCTCAATCCTGGGCGAAAAGCAATGCCCGACATTGATACAGATATGAACGGCGAAGGGAAGGATGCCGTAGTGGAACATTTAAGGGAAAGATGGGGTCGGTACAATGTTGCAGCCGTCGGTACAGTCACTAAAAGTGCGGCTGGCAGTGCCTTAGCAGATGCTTTTCGTACCCATAATTTATCCTGGAGAAAAGCTACGGAAATATCCAAGAGGTATTTCAAAACTATTAGGGGCGTTCCTCCAAAAATTAGTAAATTATTAGTGGATGAGGGTGGGGAATTTTATAAATTTTTCCACTCCGATGAATTATCAGAAGAGGAAAGAATAGCCATAACTCATGCAGCACAATTTATAGAGGGACGGGAAAGACAAAGCGGAGTTCATGCGGGCGGAATTTGTATTTCGGAAGAATTACAGGATTACGTTCCCCTAGTCTGGGACGGCGGCGAGGAAAAAATTACCACCGTTTACGATAAAGACGAACTTGAGGAAATGGGCGTTATTAAATTTGACGTTCTAGGACTTACAGGTTTATCCCAAGAATTAGAAATAGAGGCATTACTTAAAGAAAGTAATTGTACAATTCCTGTAATTAATGAGTTAGGGAATTATCCCGAAGTTTACGCCATGTTAAAACAGGGGGATACTTTTGGCGTATTCCAGATGGAGGGTAAAGTTCCTTCAAATTTATTGCGAGAAATAGGGGCAAATAACTTTGAAGACTTATCGGCGGTAAACGCTCTAAATCGTCCAGGATGTTTAGACAGTGGCAGCGATAGGGTTTATGTCAGAAACAGGGTTTTGGGTACTCCAAAGGTTCACCCCATCGTAGATGAAGTGCTTAAAGATACTTTTGGGATTATGCTTTACCAAGAGGAAATTATGCTTATGGCTCAAAAACTTTCAGGGTATTCTTTAGCTGAAGCTGATGATTTACGGAAAATAATTGGGAAGAAAAAAATTAAGGATATGCCCGCGCAAGAGGAAAAATTTGTGGGGGGCGCAATTACTCATAGCGGGGTAAGTGAAGAATTAGCATTAGCTTTATGGTCAGAAGTTAAAGCTTCGGCAGAATATTCCTTTAATAAATCCCACACTTATGCTTATGGGTATCAAGCCTTAATTAGTGCATTTTATAAGGTTTATGCACCGAGGGAATTTTGGGCAGCCGGAATTACCGTGTCCTCAAAATCATTTGAGAAGTCAGCAGAGTGGATTAAAAATACAAAACGCCACTTTAATATAATCCTCCCTAAAATGTGGGCAGAATTAAGGGTTAAATGTTTCCTAACTCCAGAGGGAATTAATTTAGGTTTAGCTAATATTAAGGGACTGGGCGTAAGCGTTGCGGAGGAAATAGTTAAGAATTACCCTTATAGTGGCGTTGTGGATTTTTGCCTAAGAAGTGGTGGTGATAAAGGTGTAGTAATTAGCTTAAATAATTTAGGGTTTTTTGGGGATGAAATTTTTCCAGAAGAAAGTTTAGTGGTTTTATTTAAAGCCTTAAGTTATTTTAAGGGAACACTAAAACGTCGGGCATTAAAAAACGGGGGAGAGGGGGAAGTAACTTTAAACGTAGAAGAATTTAAAACTTACCTTGTGAGTAAGGATTTTAATTTTCCCCAACCTACTTTAAGGACTACGGAAAAAATAGTAGAAGTGGAGAAGGATCTGATCGGGACGGTCGTAAGCGTCAACCCGTTCCAAAACTTAAATTTAAACTTACCCCAAAGTGAATGGGTAACGGGAATTGTCACGAATTACAAGCCCTTTACGACAAGAAATGGCGACTTAATGGTATTTCTCATGGTGAATGATGAAAATGGGGAAAGTCATGACATTACTGTGTTTAACGAAGAATTAACCAAGTTTAATACCCTAATCCAAACTTCAGTATTGGAATATAAACCTTTAGCTTTTAACGTAACTAAGGGTGAATATAACGGTAAGGTCAGTAATACTTGCAAAGCAGTCCTAAGCTTAAATGAAGTTAAAAAGTGCTTAGATGAATTAAATTTAATAGTAGCCTTTGAGGGGGAATATGGCGATCGCATAGCGTCAGGCAAAATCATCCAAAATAAAGTTCTCACAAACAAACAGACGGGAGGGACTGACCATTTCCTTAGAATTATGCAAAAAACAGGGTGTGTTTTGGAGGTATTTTTGCGTGACGGCACTCAGGGGAAAGAATTTTTAACATCATGTTTGACGGCGGGAATAACCGTAAATTTAAGTGACGGTGATAGGCCAAAAATCATAGAAATGACAATTTTAGGATATGAGTTCGCGCCACGTCAGGTAAATATGTGGGAATATCCCCAAACTGCGCCGGCAGGTTTTTGGTAAACTAAAAGCGTCAGGCAAATTACACTAAATCCTCCAAATCTTTATACAGTAAGGTTTTGGAGGATTTTAAAATATGTAAAGTTATATGAAGCGTCAGTCAAAATCCTTATAGTAAAGAAAACTGTCTGACCCCATTGCATGACGCTCTGCGTTTTAAGATTTTTACCATTTTGCGATCGCGCTCAAATATAAAAACGGGCAAAAGCCTCTAAAATGCCGATACCCATTACCCATTGAAACAGATAATTATGGAGATTGTCCATCTGGTAAGCTGATCCGCAACATGGAGAATAGCATTTAAGCAAAACTAAAGCCGCAATTCAAATGTCGGATCATCTACAGATTTTCTGCTATAGTCTATAGTTTAGATATACCTAGTGGAGTTAATCCCAAATGTCCAGACCTAATGAAGACAAAGTTCGGATTCAATGCCGACTGCCAAAAGACAAAAAAGCAGCCTGGGATAAGGTTTTGATAGAAGCCGGCTTTTTCTTCCGGCAAAAAGAAAATATTTATCCTATGTATGGGGAATTTCTAGAAGCACTGCTAGATCGTGATCCTAGAGCGTCCTCAGTTATTTTGAAAATATCTTCTAAAATAATTGAAAAACCACTTGACAAACTAGAATAACTCTAGTAGACTATAAATATAGGGTAAAGCAAAGGAAAGAAACAAGTGAAGCTAGTAAAAGTTGAGAACAACTGCCAAATGGAAGCAACTGCAGAATATATAACGCTTGAAGCGATCACTTCAGTTGAAGAAGCAGCCAAAAATGGCTGCACTTGGGCTTTAGCCCAGCTAGAAGAGTGGGGCATAAAGTTTGAATAGCCCGCCTGACGAGTCCGGCTGACTACCGGACGAAACTACCACCTCGTTGGGTAGACGAGGTGATTCAAATTGATATAAATGAGGAAGAAAAAATGTTTAAGATTAATGCTCAGGATTTACACTTTACTATTCAGAAGAAATTAAATAAGATCCTTGGCGGATCTTTAGTTGATGGAATTATTGCAACAGGGATTAACCCTGATGAACTTGACTGGGAAGAAACAGAAATTGAAATTTACGGCAGCATAGATTTTGATTGCGACAGACTATCCCAGTGTGTTTCCTGGGGTGAAGAAAAGCAAGAGCAATTAGAAGTAAAAGATGCTTTGTTGTCTGACATTAAGAATGGGTTTAATAAGTTAGATGACTGGCACAAGTACCAAACAAGAGGTGCTTGGGGCTTCTTCGGTTCAGGTTTATCTTCCGGGATTAGCTACTATATACACGAATTAGACCGTAAATATTGCGGTCAAGTTTTTAAAGCTACCGGACGTGATAAAGAAGTAGCTACTTATGACCAAATGGACGGTTTTGGCTTTGCCGATTCTGTTGACAAACACGTATACACAAAATATGAATATAAACACTCAGATGGTACTATCATCTGGGTTACTGAAAATAAGAAAACATACACTATTCCTACTGAACAGGAAGTAGTGGGGAGAATACAGGTTTTAATTTATGAACACTGCAAAAGAGAAAAAATGACATGGGAACTGTTTGTTAGTGACATTGAAAATCGAAAACAAAAGAACGCGGCTTTTGATGCTGCAGATTTAGCAGCAAGACAAGCAGCCATAAAAGCGGCTGAGTCCGCCATACCCATGCCTGAGTGGTTTCAGAAAGAGGTTTATTCCAAGGGCAGCGTCAATCGCTTTTGGATTGGTGATGATTACATTTATTCATTCTGGTGGGACACCCAAGATGGGACAGTGTGGCAACAATGTGAAGACCGCACCCGTGGGTTGGCTGAACGCACCAGGAAATCTAAATCCTTGGGTTCAGATAGAGATGAGATTATGAACCATATAAACAGCCTATTGGCTGAACGCAGACGGGCAAGTGAGTTGCTCGCGCAACAAGAAGAAATTAAGCAGCAACAAGAAAAAAGGTACGACGAGTACAGGCACGATCAGAAGATAAAGAACGGTGTTGTTAAGCCCTTTGAGAAGTGGCTCAAACAAGAGTCAAGAGAGGGGCATAAAGTTTGAATAGCCCGCCTGACGAGTCCGGCTGACTACCGGACGAAACTACCACCTGGTAGTCGTGGGAAGTCACAATTTCACCCCACAAGAGGAAATAAACATGATCTACTCGTTTTTAAGTCAGGAATTTAACCAGAAGTTAGGGATTAATCCCGACTTTTCCTACGAGAGGGAAAGTCAAGGTAACACCTTTTATTTCTATATCAGGGAAGGTGTCCTCGTAGTTGAGGAATTTGAACACTGCTACGACGATAAAGACCTCGTGAAAGAGGTTAAAATCATCCTAAATAAAGGCGACCACATAATCGCTGATTCAGTAGGTGGACTGACCTTGATCAAGTTGTTCAAAGTCGGTGTTAGGGTTAGTCTGCTTGATTCAGAGTTGGTAGGGTTGCCACTGGAGCAACAGACGGAGGACATAAAAGCGGATATTATTTATTCACTGGTTTCTTTAGGTGACTAAAGGAATTTTGTGGGCTGTCATCCAGACACCCCTATTAATTCCCCAACGCTACCCCGTTGGGAGTCCCCACCATATAACCCTTCAGTTTGGGGTGCATCGGGAAAACTGGACACACTGGATAGGCGAAGAGTTCCAAGCCACAACTTTATATGAAGCTTGGAACGGCAAAATACAAGCTGTAGCTGTCAAACTTCCTGATCATATTCCCTGCGCTAACAAATATCCTCACATATCTGTTAGTTGGTGTAAAGGCATAAAGCCCTATGAATCGAACCTGATGCTGTCATCTAAGTTTGACTACAGACGACTGTTCAAGCAATCTGTAAAGATGAAAATAGAGTTTTTAGAGTGGATAGAATAAAGCGTCTACAAGGAATAAAATACGCATGAAAAACATTTTTGTTGAAGATTTAGGAAATGGTGTGATATTGGAAATGGCTGCAATCCCCGGTGGCACTTTTATCATGGGTTCACCACCAGAGGAATTGGGACACAGGGACAATGAAAGTCCCCAGCATCAAGTCACAGTCCAACCCTTCTTTATGGGTAAATACCAAGTCACTCAAGCACAATGGCGATTTGTAGCTCAGTTAGCCCAAGTGAACCGTGAGTTAGAGCAAGACCCATCTAACTTTAAAGGTGATAATCGCCCTGTGGAACAAGTATCTTGGTATGATGCGGTGGAGTTTTGCGATCGCCTCTCAAATCATACTAAAGAACAATATCGCCTCCCCAGTGAAGCTGAATGGGAATATACTTGTCGAGCCGGAACTACTACCCCGTTTTATTGTGGGGAAACAATTTCTACAGATTTAGCTAATTATGATGGTAACTACACCTATGGTGGTGGTGCAAAAGGAGTTTATCGAAAAGAAACAACAGAAGTAGGCAGGTTTGGAGTAGCTAATAACTTTGGATTATACGATATGCACGGCAACGTCTGGGAATGGTGTCAAGACGATTGGCATAATGACTATGAAGGTGCGCCAA